TAAGATGATAAGTTTAAAGTGCCTGTGGCAAAATAAGCATATTTTGTGTTAGTGGCTGGAGACGATGGAAAGGCAATTTTCATACAATTAGAACCTTCTTTCGCATCGGTTGCAACTGGCGTTAAGGTAACAGTTGCACCGTTAGCCGCAGTCCAAGCACTTTCACACATATCTATATTAGCAGTTTGAGCGGTAGCCAAAGTCACTGTTTTTGAAAGATTTGTCCAAGTAGCGTTTCCAATAGAGGTGGGAGCTGGACTTTTAGCAATCCTGATAATATCGCCTGGTGCTATTCTGGCTGCTGTTGCACCGTTCGTGATTGTTTTCCAAGCATTAGCCCAAGATGAACCATCGTTAGCATCATTTCCATTTACATAATCCAGATAGAAAATAGAATTGCCAGTAGCCAAGTGAATGGCTTTGGCTAAATTGTGCCTCCATTTGGCAGTAGGCAAACCCTTATTATTTATTTTATCCTCCAGCCAAACTATACCTTGTCTGATATAAGGCAAATGACCAAACCAATATCCGCCGTGATTTCTGATAAAAGATAAAATTTTAGATATGTTCATAGCTATGCATTTTAATCTAATCCGCACATATTTCAGACTGGTTTCATTAGCGGATTAAATTTTAGGTAATCTCAACGGTGATGGTGAACTGAATCTGGTCACCAGTATTTAAGGCCACACCAGTAAAATCGCCGTGAACAATAAGAGTTCCGCCACTTGAAGCAGTAAAGTTGCCAGCATTGGTAATAGTTTTTGCGGCATTAGCAGTTAAAGTGCCAACCCATTGAATTTTATCTGCTACTGGCTGGGTTCTGGTGGCTGTTACCCTTGCTTCTGATGCTTCAGTAAATAAAGTAGTATCAGATTTGGAAGCCGTGCCTGTTCCTGTTCCCCACCCAATATAATCGCCCGTGGTTTGAACGGTTTCGTCCAATTTATCCACGATCCACTCTTCCGTTTTGTTACAAACTATGTTATAATGGTCTGATATGGACAAAGAACAATTAAGACAATATAGACGAGAACAAATGAGACGACTTAGGGCGGCAATCAAATCTGACCCTATTAAATATGCTGAATATCTCGCTAAAGCAAGAGAGTATGGTGCTAAAGCCCGTGCCAAGAGAACCCCTGAACAGAAAGAACACATTCGGCTAATGAACAAACGATGGCGAGAAAGAAACCGTGAAAGAGATAGACAGAATAAAATCAATCATCGTAAGAAACTCCGTCAAGAAGTCATTGCTGCCTATGGCGGTAAATGTGCTTGTTGCGGTGAAGACAGAATTGAGTTTCTGGCTATTGACCATATAAATGGTGGAGGCACTAAACATCGGAAATCTCTCGGACGAACTGGTTACCATTTTTATTATTGGCTGAAACGGAATAACTATCCAAAAGGCTTTCGTGTTCTCTGTCATAATTGTAATCAGGCTTTAGGCCATTACGGTTATTGTCCACATCAGATTTCAAAGAACTAACATAGTCGGAGAAATCTCTTCGGATTTCTCTCTTGCGGTTCATTTCCCGCAAGTCCAGACTGTTGCTTCACCCTTTATGGGTGTCTCCTCGCTCAGTCGTTCAGCGTCCCTTTTGGGTTCGCCCTCGTTAGCATCTCAGCCTCCGAGTCAATCAGAGGAGATTTATAGCTGGCAAATTAACGGATACCAGCTTGGGTTAGCACGGTCGCATAACCCCATTCTTTGGGTGATTTAAAGAGCAAGATATTAGACAATTGAATTCTGGCTTCTCTTAAAAACTGCTTCACATTCCACCAAAAACCCAAACCACTCCATTTCCCTGTCTTTGCCCGATAAACTCTCATTGCTATCCTCGCTTTACCATTAAGATTAGTTGAATTAGCAACAAATTTAAACATATTATTGATGTAATTTGTTATTTTATCGACCTTTAACCCAAAAGAGTAGACGCAGGCACAATTTTAGTTTCGCCCTCTGTTGTCACTACTCTATATTGGGGTTCAGCATCATCGCTGATAATTACGCTTAATACTTTAAGAATACCCAGTTCTTCCAATTTTTCTTTTGGAATTTCTGGACTATTCTTGTTCTCATTTAAGTTAATCATTTTATCTAACTAATTTAATTGACGACCTTTATTTATTCAGTTTTTCCCTTATTTCTACCAAAATTTTTTCTATCTCATCTAACTTATCCAGTTTATGCTCTATTCTATCGGCACTTCGTTGAAGGTCGGTGAGATGATTTCTCTCAATGTTCATTACTCCTTTTTGAACATCATAAGGGATATCGCCGTTGATTTTAGCATCTAATTTTCTGGCTAAAGCCTTCAATAACGGCGCTAATACCCAGATAAAAATAATCAACGCTCCTATCCCGCCGATATCCGTAAGTTTGTCTAAAAGTTCTGGTGTCATAGTGGTTAATCTTGATCCTTATCCCTCGGCCCCTACCCAAACGAATAGGGGCCGAGAGATTTTATACTACCTATACCTTGCAGAATAGTTCCGCTAAAGCCTTTCTTCTTTCATCTACAACTTTCGCACCATAAATCGTCAAACCTTTGTAAGCCTTGCCGAAGTTACCAATCAAGTCCTCAATACCGCTTTCGGTAAAGGCGACAGCCAAAGTGATGGCTGATTTATGACCCGCCAACACGTGGTAGCCATTGGTATTATCGCCGCTCACTTGTTCACACTGATAAACTTGAAAACCAGCCACTTGACCAATCAAACCCTTGAGAACGGTATTCTCATAGGCAGTTGGAACGGCTGGAATAAGTTCAGAAGCTTGAATCAAGAGATTGGCAATTTTAGAAGGCACTACCAACCAGCGGTCAGTGGCAGGCACTTTCGCTTCATCCAATTTGGTCTTCAAAGCACAAATCTTACTATAGATAGTGGTTTTGTCGACTGTCACTGGAGAAGCGGCCTCAATTACATAAGAGGCGCCAGATGAAATAGCTCCACCCGTATATTGGGATGGCACATCATCTAAATCATCCTCAATAACAATTGCAGTAGCAGAAGTATAGGATTTAACCCTATACCATTTGGTATGACCAGCAGCCTTGAAACCTTTACCCACCATAGCAGCAGTAAAGTTTGTGCTACTGCCAGTCACATTACCAGAAGAATCAATTGCCACTGTGCCAGTAGTATAATCAGTGCCTACTCTATTACCAGCAGCCACATCGCCGTAGAAGGACAAGATATAAGCATCAATGGCTTCCTTTAAGGAATTACCACATTGCTCAATTAAAGTTCCTTCTGGGTTTTTAATCCAAGAATGGAATTCGTCGAGGTCTTTAATCTTGAAGTAGTAAGCCTTCGCTTGGTCAGTCGTTAGGAGACCAACTGATTCCTGTGGGTCATCAGCCGTCAGGTTAGCACCTGTATAGTCCTTTAGGGCCAACGCACCGAAAGTCAAGATATTGAGTTTAGAAGCCTTATTCTTAATCTCTCCCTCGTAGTCATTGTTTGTTATGCTGTCAGCAACAGACTTCTGAAAGAAAATATCAACGACTTTCTGCGAGAACAATTCGCTCAATTTAGTTCCGTAGTTGCTCATTTTAATCAATTAAAGATTAAAGTTTTACCCCGACTTCGACCTATTCTATTTTGATTTTTCCTTGTTTCACATAGAGGTTATAGAGCTTTGGGTCATTCTGCCGAAGCAATTTAATATCTTCAGGCGTCATTTCAGGCGTAGGAGGTTGTCCTCTGCCGCCAGACCCTGTTTCCAAAACTGGTTTGGTGGAAACCTTTTCTTTATGAGTTTCTTTGGCAGGCTCGGCTTCGGGATTATAGAGAAAGGCTCGGGCCAATACCTCTAAATCAATCCCTTTATGAGTTGGTTTCTTGGCATATTCCTTAAATTCTTTTTCCTTGCCTTTAAGGCCTGGAAAGCGATTTAGGATTTCATTTTTTTCCAAGAAACGCTCAAACTCCTCATTCCATCGCTTCTCTTCGGCCATTTCTTGGACGGTCAAAGCCGCTTTAGCCAAACGACGCTCAAGAATGAGTTGCTTCGTCGCCAATTTCTTTTCAAGGTCCATCATATTATCCCAGTCTGGAAACTCCGCTCTTAACTCTTGTTCAGTCGGGGTTTCGTCAGAGGTGACGAATCCCAGTCGAGATTCCAGCTTTTTAATCTTATTTAATAAGATTTGATTTTCAGCAGCAGAACTACTGAATTTCTTTTTGTAATCTACCGCTGATTCGCTGGGTTTTTGTTCTGGTTCGGTCTCGACTGCTTCAGAACCAGTGGATTTTTCAAGAGCATCTTCCTCAATGGCTTGAGGTTGCTCTTCAGGAGTTATCCCTTCCTGTTCCGTTCCCTCTTCGGGAGTTTGGATATTTTCTTCTTCCATTTTTTTTATGCCGTTCCATTATAGGAGTTTGGCAATTTTTACCTTTGTCCGACTTAACAAAGGTTTATTTACTTTTTTTGCGACGGGTTGGTTTTACTGTTGGTTCTTCCTTCGGTGCCGCCAAAATATCCTGAAACTTCTCTAATTGTTCAGGAGTTAAATAACTCCGTCTGGCCTTTAAAAACTCAATCTCTTCGGGTATTAACTCCGCTATTTCTTTACTGGCAATCCGATTTAGAACTTCTAAAAAATCCTCATTCATACTATTTTATTCTTATAGGTTTAAATTGTTTTCGACCTCTTTTATTATTCCGACGGGATTTATTTCGGGATTTTCCAGCCTTGCTGTAAGCAATCGCCTGCGACATTATCAATTTGGCTTGTTTATAAGATATCCCCCGCTTGCGGGCCAAAGTTCTAATGGCTTTTTCTCTCTTTGTCGAAGGCGGCGTGGTCATTAACTCATCAATGTTCTGACTGATGATTTTTTGACTTTTTCCTGATTTGAGCGGCATAGTTATTTAACTTTTATAGCAATAAAACCTCGACCAGGATGGGCAGATTTTTTCATTCGGGCTTTTCTGGCCATCGCTAACATTTTCTGTTTCCCGTATTTCCTGATACCCACCGCAGCCGCAACAGCCGCAGGATTGGTTGCACCATATTTTCTGGCTTTCGCTTCAATGGCCGCAAATCTACCGCCAGCACCTAATTTCCCTCTTTGGCCCATCTTTTTAACCATTTTGGCATATCTTTTCTTGCTATATGCCCGTTTATACGCTTTTGTTTTAGATTTAGCCATATTATTTTTTTAGATTTTTTAATTGTTTTTCTAACGCCTGCTTGGCTTTCTCGGGACCTTCCAAGAAAGACAAAAGCAGTAAATAATTTTTAAGCCGACCTTTTAGGAAAATATCCTTTTTCTGATTTAAATCGCATTCTGCCAGTTCCATTTCCACCCCAGTAATCATTTCCCTGATATAATTTTTAACATCATCTAAAGTAATTTCTTTGGACGCCAATTCCTCCATCCAGCGTTGTAAGGTTTCTTTTTCGCTGATATTTAAATCCTCATATTTTAAATTGTATTTAGCCAATAATTCGCTGATAGTCATTTTTTTATGGTGTTAATTGTTGATTTGGGACAACGACTTGATTTGGTGTAATTCCTTGCGTTTGTGGAATTTGTGGCATCATTATTGGCGTTGCCTGCTTTTGCTTCTCATAATCCAAAACTTCTTTTATCTCATCAGCACTCAATCCGCCCAAATCTAATAGTTTTTTCTGGTAAATTTCTAACAATCGTGGGTTATTAGGAATTTGGGCAATCACAGCACTTAACTTCTGAATGGCTTGGATTGTTTCCTGTTCCTGCTCGGCGGAAGAAAGGATTTTCACTGTATAACCTACTTCCGATTTCCAATCTTGGGGGCTGATTTCCTGTTCAAAATAATTGCCTTTAAATGATTTCTTATACAGTTTGACTGGCATTAAATTATCGCTTTGGGCTTCCACCAATTTCAACCATTTTTCGCCAAATTCCTTCCAAGATAATTTATAAAACTTGGCAATTCCGCTCATTCTTTCCATCGCTCTGCCCAGCATAATTTGAACTTCTCCCAAAGTAATCTGGTTCTTTTCCGAGACGCCTTTTTCGGTGGCTGTGGCACCTGTCGCCTTTTCCACCAACTGGATAAGGAAAGTCATCTCATCTAAACTCTCTGACAAATCAGGAATATCAACCTTTTGAAACACTTCGCTTGGCTTGCCAGGCAATGGATACCAGCCAAATGGTTTTGGCTCAAAGGTAGGAGGCACAAAACCCTTAATCGTGGCGTCATAATAGTTCATTCCAAAATTCCTCAAGGTTCTGTTTTCCACTAATTGAGACATCCAAGCATTTAATACCTTATTGGGAGTTCTCACTATATCAGCCACACCATCAGACCAAAAATCGCTTCTTTCCATATCATCGGCCCAAGACAAAATAGGATAATGATTTTGCCAATAATTGTCTTTGGTTTTGCCCAAAATTTCCTCCAGCGGTTTCATCAGCAAAATTTCTGTTCCTTCACCGCTACAAGTAGTCACCAAATAAATTTCAGATTGTTTCTTCTGCTCGTTCCAAAGTTTTATATAGTGTTCATTCAATTCCACATAGATTTCGCCCACCAACGGATTATTCACATCCACCTCGCCCATTGTCTGCATTCTTTTGTTTTTCTCCATCAAACTTCTGGCATTTTCCTCTGACTTTATCAATCCCGCTTCCGTAGCATAAAACACTTTCAATTTCTGAATAACTTCCTTGTCATACAAAGGATTGTTTTCTACTTCTTTAAGAGTTCTAAAGATATGCTGATGAATGACAAATTGAGCGGTGTCTAAATCCGCTGGGTCGGTATAGCGGTCAACCAAAACATCATACGGGTCAAGAATTTCTACATAAGGAGCGCCATTCACTACATTTAATTTTTTAAAAGAACGGCCATAAAGATACTCCTGCTTTTTATCAATGATATCTTTGACCTCCAATTTATTGTCTTGGGCGTTTTTCAAAAAATACTCATTCAGAAAGATTTCTTTCTGTTTGTCATTGGATAATTCCTCAAAATACAAATCAGGAGCATCATCGGTTTGGGCCAAGATAGTTCTAATCGTTTCTTTCATCAGGGGAACATTGACGCTCTGCCTTTGGGTCAGGCGGTTAACAATAACCTTATCCCGATACAAAGTATAATTTTCGTCCCAATCCGAATGCCTTCTTTGCTGGAACTGAAAGGCCGTTTCTTTGTTGTTGTGGAGTTTTTCCACTAAAATGTTTTTGTCCATATAATTAAAAAACCCGTAAAATTCTAACCTTTATAGAATTTATTACGGGTTCAGTTTTGCTGTAAATCCGCAATTCCCAGCAATCTGGGCTTATTCAATTGTTATATCTTATATATTACTCTCTGTATTTTTTTTGTCAATACTCAATATCAATCCATCATCGGCTTTAAGCATCTCACTGCCTTCAAAAATTATCCTTGTAGGGTTGCCGTTCATCTTGACTATCTTAAACTCGCCATAATCATATTTTCTCAATTTTAAAATCATTGCCGCCTCCCACAAAGATACCTCAATAATAATCTTTTGCTGGTTATTTGTCAATTTCTTTGATTTCATATTCCAATATCTGGATAATAAGGTTCCACTCCGCCCACAGTTTCGGGATAATAAATGTTGCGAATTGCCGATGGCGGAGCAAAAGTTAAAGCCAAAGCATCAAAAACATCAGGCGACGGCAATCCTCTTTTTTTCATATCCTCTTTAGATTCCAATTGTAATTGACCTTTGGAAGTAAATTTGTATTTGATATTAACTATTTCAAAAAAATCATCATCTTTTAATAATTGGCCAGTTTTTAACCATTCTTTAACTTTTCCCGCCAATTCGGCTCTCAAATTAGCGTAATGCTCTTTATCCTCTGCTGGCAAAGAAGTATTTACTCCATTTACATCCCAACCTTGCTCTTTCAATCTATCAACCACACCCACACCCATTCCGATGGCATCAATAAAAATGTTTTCTGGTTTTATTTCCTCTTCACGAGCAATTTTTAAAATATATCCCGTAATAACCATTAAATCTTGATGGACAAAAACTTCTTTTCTCAAAACTTTTTCCATCTGCCTAATGACAAAAACGGTTCTATCATCTCCATATCTGGCTATATCAACGCCCATTTTCTTTTCCCATGGAGGCAATACTTCCACCTCTCTGTTCATTGCTTGATTAATTTCATCAATGGAATAAAAACTTTCTGCTTCTGCCTTCGGGAATTCACCCAAAACCCTTACCCTAAAAACATCGCTTTCTATGCCATATCTGGAAGCAAATTTTATCACATCATTTAAAGTAATCAGGCCTGGAATAACCACTTTGTTTTTATTTTCAAAAAACTTTATCCCTTCTTTGGTCCAGGCGTCCCTGAACTTGTCAAAACTATCAAAACCGCTGGCCTTGAGATTGGGAGTATCAAAAGCCGAAATCTTGATTTTGACGGTGCCGTGTTCTTTAAAAGCATTGGCAAACCGCCCTGTGTTTCTTAACGGATTTCCAATCAATAAAATCTTGGTGGGTTTTAAGCCGTCAATGGCCTCAAAAATATAATCCTCCACGCCAGAGGCTTCATCCACTATCACCAAAAGGTAAGGACTATGAAAACCTTGAAACTGGTCAGGATGGTCGGTAGACAGCCCTAAAGCAAACCAGCGGTTGCCTAAATTGATTTTAGTTTCCAAAATGCTATTAGGCGGATAAATGGGCTTATTCATTACCGCTTCTTTTATTTCCCGCCATAATACTTCTCTCACCTGCCTGCCCGTAGGAGCGGTAGTTAAAACAATAGAATCAGGATGGCCTAATAACCACCAATGAACCGCTCTGGCCGCTGTATAACTTTTTCCTGCGGCATTACAACTTCTCACTGCTACCTCATTATGATTTTTTAAAGCCAATAAAATTTCTCTCTCTCTTTCCCATAAAGGAGTTTTTAATATCTCTTCCGAAAACCAGACAGGGTCTTCTCTGGTCCATTCCTCAAGATTCAGGTTTTCTAACATTTTTAATATAATCAACGAAAGTTAAATTTTCCGTTGATTTGCCACTTAAAAGTTGAATAAGTTTAGTTAGTTTTTCGGTGGCCTCTATCAAATCCCTGTATTTAGCCTCATTGCGGGTGTTTTGGGCCATTTCCAAAGCCTTATCCCTTTCTTCCTCTAATCTTTCCAAAATGGGCTTAATTTCCTGTTGGAAGGCTTTTGTCCGCTTAAAAAATTGGGGATTTTTAGCATAACCCTTACCATAACCTGCTTTTCTCATAGCGGCTGATACGCTTCCACCATTTTCCAAGATTTCATTAATAACTTTTTTTCTTTTAATATCCCTCATTTTTTATTATATTATTCTTTTAATACTAACTCTTATTTCTTTATCTATTTCCTGTTCTAATTCTCTTATTAACCCTTCTCCCTCTTTACTCGATACATTAAATTCCAAAATTATTTTTTCTGCTTCTCGGCGAACAGAAAATCCACTTTTTTTTAATACATTAATTGCTTTTTGAATTTGTTTTATTTTCATAATTTATTTTTTAAACACTATTTTATAAATTAACCGCCACATAAACATAGGCATCCATTTTGGTTTAGGTCTTAAAACGTTGAGTTGATTTAAAATTTCCCGCCGAAGCATTCGGGTATACATTTGCCTTATTTTTTTGGCTTTTGTCCCCCTCATTTTGTTTTATATTTTTTTCCAATAAACACACTACCCAACACATCTTTCTTTTGTGCCTTACCCTCAAAAATACCCGCCTCATCAAATTCCCGACTATCATTGGTCACTGTATGCAGAACCGTCTTGCCATTATATTTTAACTGAATCCTATCACCTGGAAGAACATAGATTTTGCTTATCTTTTGGCGTTTAAGCCATTTTAATAATTTCATATCATTTTATTATTCTAATTTATTTATGACCTTTTTTATTATCTCTTTTAAATTTTTTAATAAATACATAAATTCTCGGTCTGGCTGTTTAATTAAAGGTTCTTGGTTTTTCTTTAAAAGTTCTAAAAACTGGCCTAAATCTATTACCGCATACACTCCTTCAAATTCTGGCTTTCTCGGGTCTCTTACGATTAAAGCCCATTTGTCCTTGTAATAATTGCTTTGCTGGGCTTCTCTGATGGCTTGGTCTATATTTTCCCAATGCCATTGCTGCTCGTTTTTACATTCTAATAAAAAATCTAAATTGTTAAAAGAATCGCCTTTTACCTTGCCACTACCGCTCCCAGGGGTGCGGATGGCTCGGCCCAGACCCATTTTTTCTATCTGGTCATTTACGAATTTTTCAAAACGCTTACCCTTCTTTTTGGCAGAATCGGGATTCATATCTCTTATTATACACCCTAAATTGTATAAGGTCAAATCAATGGTTTGGGTATTGCTTTTATTCTTGCCCTTGCTATTGCAACATATTCAGGTTCTGTCTCGATACCAATATAATCTCTGCCTACTTTTTTAGCCGCCATACAAGTTGTGCCGCTACCAGCAAAAGGATCTAATACTATTCCACCAGTAGGAGTTTTAGTTAAGATACAAAGGTATTCCATAAGTTTCAGAGGTTTTACTGTCGGGTGGATATTTTTTGTAATAGCTTCTTTATAAGTTCCATCTGCCCTAATTTTATCTTTTAAAAAACCTTCTCTTCTTTCAGGAAAATCATCTAACCCCATATCTCTTTCACTTCTACTTGCTTTTGCTACATAAAAGAAACGAGAGGCACCACCTGAATCACCAAATCCTGGGTCACCCTTTTGATAATCATTTCCACACATATTTAACATAGAACCTTTATTACCAATTCTACCACCAGTTGATTTACTTATTCCACTTTGCTCATCTAACATCTCTGCGGCTTCTTCATCTAAAAGGAGATTGGCGGGGAAGCGACCTTGATTTGTATAATAATTTGTATCGCTACCTCTATCTGGTTCACCACCAGCAAAGGTTCCTTTTGGTGCGTGATGTGCTTGAATTTGTTCAACCCCTATCCTTCCCCCATCTATATTTAATCCTGCCACACCCCATTTTAAAGCATTTTCAGCATAAGACCCTTCATTTGGTTTCATTGCCATAATGATTGGTTCCCAGGCAGGTTTTAATCCGTGTGATTTCCAACCATTCCAAAGTTTGGCTTCAGGGGTTGCGGGAGCAGTGATATCTATTTCTTTTACTCCCGTTAATGAAGCACCAGCAATATATGTTCCTCCCTTTTCTTTTATAGAAACTCCTGCATTACCTTTTAATATTTGTTTTCCAATTACATTTCTTTTAGCATTTGCTTTTTTATCTAATTGCTTACTAATATCAGTTGCCTTGGGAAATCCTTGAGAATAGAGCCACATTAGTGTATCTTTTATAATCCAACCAGCATCTTCTAATCCACAAGCTAATCTGTGCCAAGTTCTTGTATTTCCGCACCAAACTGCTTTGCCATTTCTTCTAACATACAAGGTATGATATTTAGGAACTTCTACACAGTATACTTTTCCTCTATAGGGCACGATTTCTTTAACTTTAATCTTTTTCCTTTTTTGATATACTTCTGGCTCATTTTGAGTTTTATTTATAGAAATGATATATTGAGTATGTTTACAATGAATTTCTCTATTCCCTATATATCCTTTTTTCTTATTTTTTCTAATGGTATAATCGGCACTTATTCCAATTTTAAGGGCAATTTCTTGGATATCATCAACTAACTTTTTTGAACTTGTGTAAATTCGCCTTCCATCGCTATCGCCTTTCATATACCAATCTAATAATATTTTTAATTGTCGTGAAGATAATTGTTTAATTTCTTTTGGAATAAATTTTTGCCAAGCACATCCAAATTGTTTTAAATATTCCGTTAATTGTTTATTATTTATCACAAATTTTCCACTTTCTTTATATCTGCAAATACTAAAATATTTTGATAATTCTTTTTCTATTTCATCTAAATTATTATTATTAAAATGGCAGAGTTGTGTTTTATAACTTTTACCATTTTTTAACTGAACTATTGTTGCACTTCCTTCTGCTAAATATAATCCAAAAAATTTTAACCAAATATCCATAGGAATTTTTTTCTCTGGAATTTTTTTTATATAATGTCCATTAGATTGTTTAGTTGATGGTAAAACAAAAAATTCTTCTTCCTTGCCTTTCCATATTCCATTTTTTTTCATTTTTATTGCTGATTTTACTTCATCTGCTCTAATTAGCTTCCATTTAGCATTTTTATAACCTCCCATATATTTTACAAATAATTTATGATTAGGAGTTACCATTAAGTCAACTTTATTAGTCTTAAAATAAATTAACTCGTTATAATTATCATATTCCACTAATTCTATTGGATTTTGATATTCAATTTCCTCTGTTTCAGGATTTAATGTAGCAACCCTATCTTCTTTGGATATATTTTTAAAAAATTTCCATCCTTCTTCTGTTAAAACTTCTGTTTTGTCATCATAACATCCGCCAAAACATAATAAGGTTGCTCCTGGCTTTGCTATCCTTAACGCTTCTTTTGCCCACTGTTTTGTCCATTCTTGATATAAACATAAATCAACTGCAGTATATCCTCTCGTATGAGTTCCGCCATAAGCAAATGCTCCCCGCATATCTTCATTATGAGCAATTTGTCCAGCCATCGCTTTTGGGCTATCCCATTCTTTACCCATAAATTCTAAACCATAAGGAGGGTCTGTAATAATTGTGTCAATTGAATTATCAGGAATTTCTTTCATTACTTCCAAACTATCCCCTTGTATAATTTTATTAATAAAGTCATCTGGATATTTCATAATATAATCAACCTATAAATGTTCCCAAAAATATGGGTCATTTTTAATCCATTCTTGTGTTTCTGGAGGAAACAATGTATAGTAAGCCCCAATCAATTTCATAGGGTGGTTGGGGTAAAGAAAAACTGCTTGTGTTTTAGTGCCGCATTTTAATAAAGTAGCAGGGTTCATTGGTTCACAATAACCTTCTGGTAGTTTAACCACGATATATTGTTTTGTCCTTTTAGCGGCTTTTACAAAATCCAATCGCAGGTTAATCCACGCCCGATTGCCGTTCCAATG